TCATTTTCCCGATTGGTTGATTCATATCGTGTTGATATAAATATTTAACTCTCGAGCCATTCTCGGCGATTGTCTTTTTGTAAGCGCCTTTCATAATTATATCAGAATCAGAATCTTTGTTTCCAAAAAATGATCCGTAACCTTTTATGATTCCGGCCTTTTCATCCGCATCGATTAACTCTCCAACCGGAGCCGCTTTATAAAGAATTGTATTCATATAGAAAAATTTTTGTAAATATACGATTTTTTAAATTTTAGTTTTGATTAGGCGTACCTCTCTCAAAAACTATATTGTTTTTTTGCGTTGGTAGTGGTTTGTTGTGTTCGTGTAATGTGCCAACTCCGTAAGGAATACCATTTGGAAATGCTAAACAATTTCCTTGAAACTCATTAAAATTTTTACAATTAAAACAGTTGTTTTTGTTTTCTTCTTTTAGTGTTGCCATTTTGTTATTTTTTTAAATATTCGTCTATAATTTCCCCAACAAGTTTAGCGTATTTTGAAGGATTTGAATTTAAAGTATATTCTGTAAATGCTTCAGCAATAAATTCATCAAAAGAGTGCATTGCATACCTACCAATATAAATATCGTTATACTTTTTTATATTGTTTGAATTTCTTAAAGACCTAATTTCTTCATAATATTTTTTTCTTATTTCTCTTATTTTATCTAAAGCGATTTTTTGATTTCCTGATTTCATTGAACTATGAAGTAAAACGTGCGTCATTTCGTGGACTGGCGTTGATAAAAACATTTTATCCTTATCAATTGCTGAAAACCATCTAGTAGTAAATTTATTTTCAATTACTTTAATTCTTGAATCTAAATTTCGTTTTAAATCTCCTAAATTTATTCTCGTTAAATTACCACTAACGGAATAACGCTCGACAAATCCATAAGTTCTAGCGCCACTTTTAAAAGATAATTTTATTGTTTGTTGGTTTTCTAATGCTCCAAAATTATATTTAGAAAATAAATTACCAAGTAAACTATCAATTTTATTATAATCATCAATTGATAAACTTCTTGACGTTCTTATTGAGTTTACTTTTATGTTAAATTGAGAAAATTTATTTATTAATTCCTCTTTAAATTCTTTAATACTCTTTAAACTAGATTGTGCAATTGCAGAAATATTCTCAACACCTGATGCAACAGACGATCCAACATCTGCAACAAAATCTCCTAAACCATAACCCGTCCTAGTTCCGCCACCTAAACCAAAGTTAATGTCAGTAATTTCTCCGGTCGCTTGTGCAGTTTGTTTTGGAAATGGCGCAATTGAACAACGGCAATTAATTACCTCACTAGCCGGGCCACTTGGATCACCAGGATACATCATTAAAGCACCCCCAACCATAAATGGCTCATTTTGAGGAACTGGCTCACTTGCACCGGCTTCGGCGTGTGTAGACCTAGTTCTGTCATCAAAAGACGCAATCCACTCTTTCATCATATCAGCCGCCGGGAATATTGTGTTTGCAGATTTTAAAGTTGCAAAGTTTGCAGCACTTGTTGCCTCTGTTCTAACTAATCGCTCCGCTTGAAACGCCGAATACCTATTGAATTGGCTTCTTAAAATCCTAGTCTTTTCGGTAATACCTAAGTTTTGAAAATCAATATCAGTCATTAAATTTTGCGTAACTTTTTGTAGTGTTTTTTTTGCAGTTCCACTTACTAAAGTAACCCTTTCAGCACCTACGGCGGAGCCATAAGACGCAAAAGAATTTTGCCATTCATCAACGTATTGATTTGGATTTACGCCTTTTTTAATATACTTGTCAAAATTTCTTGCATACCATTTGGCAAATTGTAAACCTATATCCTCGTATAAATCACGATAAATTTTAAGTAATTCGTTTGTACTAAATAAAAGTTGAAAAGATGTTTGGCCACTAGACAAAAAAGATTCTGCGCCTTTATAGTATTGGTTTTTATAGTATCGCCTTACTTTAGAGGATTGCTTTTTTTCGGCCTTGTCCAATTCCTTTTCAAAAGCCTTTTGCCATTTGTCTTTGTCTAACCTCAATTAGTTGTCTTTTAATTTGTTTACTTCTCTAATGGCCCAATCAACTCCGGCAGTTCCGCCCCATAAGTTCCAGGCAACGTAACCGTTGTCCTTCCAAGGCTCACCCTTATATTTAGGATCAATCTTTGCGTTTTCTCTGTGGCGATTAAATTGCGCCATTCTCTTAACAACATCCAATGAAATGTTTTCTCTGTTTGCCAGTTGCGATGCTCTACGCCATCCTACCTCAGTTCCCGCAGTAACAACATCACGCCCATATTTTTCACGCCATTCAATCATCCTTTTAGCGTTGTTGGTTGCAGATTGAGGATAATTATTATAGGTTTCTGCCTTAATTATTTCGTTTTTTTTTTGACCTAAAAACTTGTTTACGTCTAAATCTATTGGCTCAATAGGCAAATCAATTTCACCTGGAGTTGTTGGAATTAAATTAGCCGGAATAAAATAATCGTCTAGCGTCGTATTTTCTTCATCTTTTCCGTAATTCATTGCAGAACGCTTTTCGTTTGGCGTAATCCACCAAGCCTTAGATAATTGATCAACTACCTTTTCAGTTTCCTCTTGCATCTCAGGAATTACAGAAAAATCAAATTCAATACAAAGTTTGTCGCCATATTTAGGCGCTAACCATCTGTTTAATTCGTCTTTAATTTTTATAAGTTCCGGAATAACTGCGTTTTGATATAATGCTTTTTTAGCCTCTTTCATATTGTTGTAAGAGGATGATTCAGTATTATTTAGTAATTGCACCGGTACATTGTAGATGTTACATAAATCTTTTATTGAGGCATTGTATTGCGCTATTAAAGAAACATCTGTTGCGTTTAATCCAAAATTAACCCAACTCATTTTATTTGGAGTTATAATAATATCTCCGGCGTTGTCCGAGCCTTGATGCTGACGTTTAAATTTATCTTTTAATTGTTGCGCTTGTACCTCGTTAATATCGCCCATTTCAGAAGTTAATAAACCTCTTGCAGTTTGGTTTTGTAAATATTTTACTCCGGTTTGTACCGCTTCATTGTTTGTTGTTAATGAACGCAAACCCGCTCTCAATGGTGATTGCCCGTACATATGTGAGCCAGTACCATCATAGTAAGGATTAAAGTCTTTAATGTGGCAAATTTCAGACGCGTCAATGTATTTTGTTCCGTTGTATTCTAATTTATATTTTGACACCGGCTCCATTATACCATTAGATATAATCTCCATCACTTGCGACGGCATAACATACAACTCAGTAAATTTGCCAACATTTGCTCCAGTATCAGGGCCAATTCCGTAAATGTATCTATTACCGGTTAATTTACCAAAAGCAATTAATTCAGTTAGCCAAGCGTTGTAAGATTGTGCCGGATTTGGTCGCTCTAATATTTTATGTAACTCTGTATCTTGTAATTCAACCAATGCGTTTTTTTGCAATAATGACGCCTTTTGAATAGACGCTGAATCCATCATTCCTGAAGTTAAAGCCTTGTATCTTTTATAATCGTTTTCGTTTGTCTTTTCATAAACTTGAAACGGAATTGTTGTTGCCGCCTTTGTGATTAAATTTATCAAAGAATATATTGTTGCGTTTTTCTGATAACCTTGCGTAATATAAGAATCATCGTTCTCGGTATTCCAAAGCACAGAATTACCTAGCCAGTTATAAATGGCTCTGTTATATTGCTCGTTTGTGTTTTGATTTTTTTTTGAAAAATTGAATCGGTCAAAGAATGAGGCCATATTTTAAAGTAATATAAAATTTTCGTAAAAATACAAAATTTAAAATTGTTTTTAAACTACAAAAAAGTTGTTAATTAAATTCCTTTCAATGGCGTAGGATGTTACGTCAATGTGTTCATCGTGTTTAGCGTTTGGAAATGTGCTAACTTGTTGTAAAAACGCATCATTCCAATTATCATTGACTAGAAAAACTCTACCGCCTTCAATAAATGGCGAGGATGCTCTCGCACGTTCGATTTTAGAGTACCTAACAAAGTTTGTTTTTATTTCTGATACGTTGTATCTAGTTTCACGCCTTAATAGCTGAACAAGCGATTTTCCGGATGCTTTAGGCTCGACTAATATTTGCGATATTGGAACGCCACAAGATTGCACAAAAGAAGTGACAAAGTTTTTTAGTTCAGGCATTTCCAAATACTTGTCGATGCTTTTAAATATGTAAAGATTGTCGCCACTTTTACCGCTTATTTGTATTCCCGTTGGATCGTTTCTTGTGTCTTTAGTGTAGGCGCCATCAATATACATTTCAAAAGATATATCGCTCGGTAATTCGGCTCTGTGTATAATATTAAACCAATCTTTGCGCCACTCTCCACCCTCAGGAGGCGAAGGGATTTGTAAATACTGACCGCTAAAAGTATATCTGTCGGCTTGGCGTATTGCTTCTAGTTCCTCAAAAGAATGTTTCTCAGGCCATAACGCATTGTTATCGTCATCTAATGCCGCTAACTTTAAATGATGCCATTGTTCACCACTTCCGCCGTCTAATAAATAACCGCTCAAATCATCTTCGTGTAGCCTTTGCATAATAACAATAATAGGAACATTTCTATCATTAACCCTTGACCGAATAGTTGTATTATATCGATTGTTTATAAACGACCGCCTAACATCAGATAAAGCGTCATCAGGTTTTAAAGGATCATCAATTATAATTGCTCCACCGGTACCGGCACCAAACCCAGTAATTGCACCTCCTGAAGATGTTGCATAAACTCCACCGCCTTGCGTTGTGTACCATTTCTTTTGTGATTGTGAATCTTTTTTAAGTTGTAAATCCCAAATACTTTGAAACGCATCTGAATTAATATATTCTTTTGTCATTGAACTATTATCTAGCGCTAACGAATCAGAATAAGATAAATGAATAAACTTTGCCATTGGATTTTTTGCCAATGTCCAGGCGATAAACATTTTAACTGCTAATTCAGTTTTTCCGTATCGTGGAGGTATATTAATAATAAGGCGCTTTATTTCGCCTTTATGAACTTTATGTAGTGTGTTGGCTAATGTTCTGTGAAACTCTGCGGCCTCGAATTTATTTCCGGTGTTTTCTTTGAAAATATAACGAGTAAAAAACAAAAGCGAATCCTCGCATTTTTGTTTAATTATTTCGTTAATATTCTTCATTTAAAATGTCGTCAATCTTTTTTCTTGCCTCGTTTGATAATTTGCTTGTACTAACCTCTGCGGTCATCTCTACTTCCTTACGTTCAATATAACCTCTTTTCTTGCCTTTGGTTTTTAAATAGAATATTGTTGCAGTTGTGTTGTCGTTTTCAATTTGCTTATGAAGTTTTGATTCTACAAAATCCAAAGTCAAATTTTCTAACTCATCAACAGAGGCTCTAAAGTCTTGGTCATCTTTGTAATACTTATAGAATGTAGACCTTGCACAACCGACTATTTTACACGCAGTTGTAACTATTCCAAGCGATTGCTCTAGCGCTTCTAAAAGATTCTTTTTTACTATGTACGAATTTGTTGTCATATCGCAAAGTTAAAAAAATATAAATACATAAAAAAACCTCCCATTTCTGAGAGGTTAATTAAATAGCTTATTTGAGTTTTTCTCATTTATACACTATTCCATCAGGTTTGATGTTTAACTTATATTTCTTTGTACAAAAATCAAAAAATGTGATTTCTTTGTTTTTAACAATGGCAGTATAATCTTTTTTTAATTGATTATACTGCTCTTTTGTTACTAAATCCTTTATATTCATTTATTTTGTATTTTTCGTGATTTGCTCACTTATAGAAAAAATATCGTTCCATCTTGAAACAGTAAAAGAAAAATCATTTGTTTCCACTAAAATTAAATCTTCGCTATTTTTATATTGAGATAAAAAAATCAATTCCCAATTACCATTAATTTTTCTATCAATTTTATATTTTTTAAGGTTTCCAAGTATTAAACCATTAACGATTTTTATATCATTTTCTAAATCTTGTAATAATTCTCTAAAACTTTCGTATTTTTTAATCTTCATTTTGTTTATTTTTAAATGTTAATATTAATTGATGATGTAAAAGTAAAAGAATTTTTTCAATTACACAAGAAAAAACAAAAAAATTTTTAAAAAAATAAAAAAACCTCCCATTTCTGAGAGGTACAAACTTAAATTTTATGAAAAGAATTTTAAACTTGGTCGTTCTTAATTCTCTGCTAAATTATAATTTTTCTTTTAGTTGTGCAAATTTATTTCCCACACAATTCGCAAACTTCTTTGTCTGCATCATTATCATCGTCTTGGCCTTCATCAATAGGTAAATCAAAAACGGGTAGATCAACTCCCCATTCAACTAATTTTTGAACATCCCATTCATTTGCTAATATATCCCAATCCCATTCTCCAAAGCCTACATTGTCTTTAACAATAAACTCTTGCTTTTGTTCTTCTGTCCAACCTTGTGCAATATCAATCCAAACCTCAAACAATCCGGCAGACTTACAAGCCTTTAAACGCATATTTCCGCCAAGAACAACCATATCTTCATCAACTACTATTGGCCGTTTCTCTAACATCTCAGGAAACGCCTTAATTGACTTGACTAATTTTTTAAATTTAGAATCTTTTATAAATCTTGGATTGTCCGGATTTTCTTTAACAGATGCAATGTTTACTTTTTTTTTCAAAAGAGTAATTATTTATCTTGTGTAAACCAAACAAAAGAAATTCCAACAACCGCAATAAAGAATTGCAGACAATGTTCTGTTTCTCCGGTTAAATCTGTTTCTCCAAAGTTATCATCCATATTGGAGCTCCAATAATTAGCGCCAAAGCAAATGCCAAATATTGCGAAAATAGTTGTGTTAAAGTTTATGTTCATACTTGCCAGTATTTTTTGTAAATATACAAATATAATTCTAAAACTTTTTTTTGTGCTTCCTCTTGTGTGTATATTTTTGGCGATATTTTATTGTCGCCATTCTCGTTAATCTCAACTTTTAAACCTTTTTTTGTGGGTAAAACGCCAACAGTAATATTGTTATTTATGCACCATTGCATTGCCTTTCTGTGTTCGTCTGTTTGCGGTATATTTATTTTTTTCTTTTTAGGCATATTAAAATGGTACATCGTCATCGGTTATAACCTCAAACCTTTTT